GCTTCTTGCTCACGCTTAGTCTTAACAACATCACGAGTAATGTCATAAACCTGCTCACTAAGACCTGCAAGTGCGCGCATACGAATTTCCCCTGACCGATCTACACCAGTAGGAGTAAACTTTCCATATCTTGTAATAGGTTTAATAGCCATGTTTTATCCTATGTTGCTTTTATATCAACAGCAGTGTCTAACAAAGTGCTAACTGCGCCAACCTTTCCTGCGAAAGCCGCGGCTTCACCTTCTCTAATTAGCTGACGTTGTTTTAGTTTTTCACTGAGACTTATAGCCGCTTCGCTAGTGGTTGTTTTTCGAGCAGATTCTAAAGATACACTTTGTGGTGTCGCGCCACTTATACCACTCATAGCTATAGCAACCTGATTAGCCGCAATCGCCTGATTTAACTCTTCACGCCTAGCAAGCTCTTCAGTCTGAGCGCGTAAGCGTTCTTGTTCTGCCTGACGCTTCATTTGTGCTTCTTGCGCCTTACCTGTTTGGTATTGCCCATACGCTTGTGCCGCACCTGCCAATGCAATTAACTGCCACATAATAACCTCTAAGAACTAATCTCGTAATCTATTGCTAATAAATGGAATGGTGTTGGGTCTGGTACCGTAATCTTAGGTACAACTTCTCTACCCCAACCATTGCCGCCATTGTTATCTTCTATAATCCCTGTAGACGGCACTAAAGATGTATTTAGTGGGCTACTACCAGAATCACCAAACTCTCTAACAGGTACAGCTACACCATCTATATTAACACCTGCTGAGTTAATTACACGCAAATTCATTCTATCTACGCGCTTTAATGCCATCTGTATGTTGTCACCATTAGCCATCATGGTGCTTAATGGCATAGGTTTAACAGTAGGTACAAAGTTACGCCCCACCTCTATAGTAGCATTAAGCTCTCTTTCTGCATTTGTAAGTTCAACTACGTTAGCATACTGTGCCGCATATCTAGGTGGTAGTACGCTGTTACCTGCAACAACATTAATAAGTTGAAAGCCTGATAAATGTTTTGTGCCAGTAAGATACTGCGGATGATAATAACCATCAGCATCTGGCGATGAACTAGGCTCAAACTTAACGCTCATATCCATTAAGCGATCTAATGTAAATCTTGATAATGTAAACTCATAACCACTAGTAGGAGAGCCGCCTGTTTGACATAAAACGTGTAGCACATTGTTTACGGAAACAACTTGTTTATACTTATCTACAGTGCCTACAAAATCTGTATTGCTACCCTGTATTTCACTATTATCGACAGCAACTCTAATTTGGTCAAATTTAGTAAAGCCTGTGATGTCTTGATCTCGCAATGTATTCATTACAATAGCAGTACCATCAGCATTAATAACAAATACATAGTTAGCATCATCTGCTGATACCGCAGTAACCGCATCCATGTCTACAGGAGAGTTAATCAAATGTGATGATAATACAGACATATCTACGCTTCTAAAGCCTTCTTCTCTGTAATCAAAGATAAACTGTCTAAGTGTTCTGCCATTGCGGTCTACGAACAATGTAGTGCCATCTAGGGCTAGTGTAGGTACATCTTCACTAAAGCTACCATGTTGTGTTTGTTGTTGTGCATCAAGCGTAGCAGGAGTATTACCTGTAATACTGTACTCCGCTCCCTCAGTGAATACTGTAACACCACGACCACCAGTAACATCAACGATAGCACTCTTTGATCCGTTAATAGTAAACAAAAAGCCTTCGTTTGCTTCGCCTCTGTCTACTTTAAAATCAAAATAATTGCCTGCTTGTGATGCCATTAAAACCTGTGGTTTATCGCGTGTACCACCTATCCATAGTCTGCCTTCTGCAAATACGCCAAGATTTGGATAGCCTCTAGTAGCACTCCAGATAGGCTCTTTTGTATCTCTTCCTTGAGTATACCCATTAAATGTTATTGGGTGTGAGTTTGTAGTGCCAAATCCTGTCATTAAAGGATAGTCATTAGCAGAATCACCTGCCATTGTTACAGTGTATTCATCAGTGCCAGTTCTTGCAACTGTAATGCCAGAATCATCAAAGACAGGCATATCCTGAAGATTAACCTGCATAGACCTTGCTGTAGCAGTTTGCTCGTCAGTGTCAGCATCGCCATGATATACAATCTCTTTACTAAGAACCCCATCAACTTCTAGTTGATACTTATCACCTGCATCAAAATTAGCGTGGAATGTAACTGTATTAACTGCGGCTATTTCAGTTGGACTATTTCGATCATCAAAGTCATATCTAGGTATATTCGTAAACGTAGGAGTGTCGTAGTAAAACAACCCATTATTATTAAAGTTATAAACTAAGCGTCTTGGCTCAACATCTTTGTTGAACAGTAATAATACATTTTCGTTACTAGCAACACGATTAGGGTAGTTTGTGCCTAGCCCATGATTAATGTCTTGTAGATATGTTGTTGCTGTCTCTGTAACTCTAAATATGCGTAAGTTAGATGGTTGAAAAAACAACAAAAAGCTGTCATCTTTGCTAACTTCAAACTTATGTAATTTGTAATCTTCAGATATGTTAGCGGTATCTAGCTCATAGAAGTTAACATCCTTTATAGACATAACAGCCAGACCTAATGGAGTGCTTGCTCTACGCACTAATCTCCAATAACGTCTAACGTATGTATTTGGACCGCCAGTAGTAGATACAGGAATATCAACTCGTAACCTCATATCTTGTTCAAAGTTTGTAATCTTAGGAACTACAATGCTTTGTTCGTTTGTACCGTCTGCTCCCCAAGTGCTACCATCAGTAGAACTTTCCAAAAGGAACTCTGTGCTAGTAACATCTAAATTAAACTTAATGCCAACAAGGTCAATAAAGCTAACAGTTTTTGTAAAAGTAGGATTATTTGAAAATGTATTTTGCCATATTACTACGTTAGCATTTGACCCTATACCATCAAACTCTACTACAGTTGATGTGTCATTATCATTAAGATCGCTTACAGAACTGCCTGTTTTAACATTAGAAGAGCTAAAAAAGTTGTTAGTCATTCGCACAGTTTTACCCTGCGGAACGTCAATAAACTCAGAACCCATGCGTCTCTTTACCCCGCCTTGTGGAGTAGTAACTACATTGGTAGCAATTTCCATGCCCTGATAATATTGTTCTAGGTCTGTTCTAGCTTTGATGTTTTCAGATAACTCTCCGCTAACGAACTTGTTTTGAACAAAGTTGCTTTTAGCCATTAGTACCTCACATCAAGGAATGGTCTACTCTGTATTGGTGTAATAGGGTGTTGCTGTGAATCAGTGTAACGCGCCATGCGAGATTCATTTTCGTACTCCATAGCCATAACTTGTTTAGTAGTAGCGTTATCACGAATAGACATAGCAAAGTCTTTAGCTAGCGCATACTCAACCATTTTAGAAAAGTACACAGGAAACTCTGCTTCAGAGACATTAGCAATATAGTCACAGTACAAGTCACCACTATGGTTTATATAGACCTTGTCTTCAATAATTTGGTATGGCTGATTTGGATTCAGCTTAATTAGTGTAAGTAAGTCAGCAGGCAAAGTGTACTTAGCGTTCCACTCTGTGCCAACAATAGCTGTAGCGTCTTTATTAAGTTGTGCTTTCTTACGAGCAAAGCCCCAACGATACTTTGTTAGTTCGTTTTGCACCACATTGTCATACAAGTTATTAGCTACAACCTGTGCGCGTGAGTTACCAGTAAGTGATGTTATTGGCAAATCACCTATTAAAATTAATGCGTTAGATATTAATCCTATTTTACTAGCCATGATTTACCTTTATGTAGAAATGAAAAGGGGGGCGAACCCCCCTTATGGTGTTACTTATACTACGTTGTCGTATCCAATACGAACTACGCCTGCAGTGTCACGAACAGCCGCGCCTGCTTTCAACATACCGTTGCACAAGAAAGAAGTCTTCTGTGGAACGTAGTCGATAGACGTTTTCATATCGATGCCAATAGCAAGACCAACAGCTTCTCTGCTGTAAGCGTATGCTTTAACAGCATTAGTTGAACCATCTACAGCCAAACCGCCTTCGCCAGCAGCTCCTGAACGGTCTTCCATTACAATAACTTTAAAGCCTGCAAATGTATCAACTTCACCATTTACAAGAGCTTTAACATTGGCATAATCAGATGATGTAATTTTCTCAGCACCTAACAGGTCAGACAAACCTTTGGCATTAATCACAGTGAACAAATCACCTGCACCTACACCATTTTCTACTAGTTTAATTTTAGCAGAAACAATATCGTCTACGCTTAGAGCAGTAGTATCAGTACCAACAGATGAAAGAGTAGCGGCATCTAATTGTGCAATTACTAGTTGGTCAAGTCTACGACCTAATGCGCCCGCAATAGTAGTTGCTAGCTCTTGCTTCTCATCGAAGTTTACTTGTGCTTGATCAAAAATGTCTGTGTACTCTGGAGCATTCCAGTTAGACAGGGTCGCACTAATAACGCTGTGTGCAACATCCATTGGATCAACATCAGCACTGGTAGCTTTTTGATTAGCTAGACCTTTGCCCATTGCGCGGAACTTGTAAGTGTCACCAACTACGTTGTTACGAACAGTTACGGTGTCACGAAGGAGAGATGCGTTTTGAAACGCGTGTTTTACCATACTGTCAAATTCAGTGACAGCTACGGCAGTTAAACCTAATGTATTACTCATTATAATATCCTCGAAAAAGAGATTTAATTTAAAAGTTTTTCAAGGTTTTCGCTGAGTACCCAATAAATTTGGTCAGCATCCAACCTAAATTTATCGAGCCTTAGAAAGGGTATTCGATGCCGTATTATAACACCGAACACCCATACTTGTAAATATCAACCGCCAAATGATGCCATCATCTGTTGAACTTTGCGTTCGTGGTTCATATCGACACTGCGTAGAAGGTTGCCTTTATCATCTTTCTTGAACATTTCTGCTTCTACATCTGCCCAAGTTAATCCTGCAGGATGCTCGCCACCCTCGATAGGTAGTTTAGAGGGGACAGTTGCCTTAACGATAGCTTCGATTAACTTAACACTTTCAGCAGTTGTTACTAAGTCTTGCACCTGAGTGTAAGTGTCTGCGTCTAGGTTGTTCTTTAGAAACCCTTCAACAGTCTTCAGTCGTTGTGTGGCGTTTTCACCTAGCTTCGCCATCTCTTGTTCAGCAGTGACTTCTTCAACAGCTTGCTCTTGTGCCGTTAAAAGTTCCCATGCACGACCATACGCCTCTTGAGACATATTGGTATCTTTAGCAAACTCAGTTAATTCAGCAAGTAACGCATCATCTTGCTCTACACCTTCAGGAGCGGAGTAACCATCCTTTGGCGCGCCTTTAAATCCACCAAACTTCTTTTCAAGTTCAGTATACGCTTTGGCTTGCTCTGCTACTGACTGGTACTTATCTGCTTTGTACCACTCTGGTGTTTCACCTGTACCCTTAATACCTTCAGCTAGAAAATACTCGTTCTCACTTAACGTGGGTTCAGCATTGTCTAACAAGGTATCAGAAGTAGCTTCTTGTACTTCGGCTTGTTCGTCTGACATATTAACCTCTTACTTTAGCTTGTTGTATTAGATTGATCACATACTTAACTACTCCAGACTCACCATTATGATAAGCCGCTTCATAGTTTACGTTTTGTGATTCAAAGGGGGTATCGTTGCCGTAGATAAAACGAGACGTTAAATCTTCAAGGACTTTCTTTCCTTCAGGCGTGGAGAAACAGCCATTGTATGCCTTAGCAAGTTCAATGGCTTTTAGTCTCTGTTCTTCTGCGTACTTAGACTTGGTTTCCGTAGAAGCCTTGTCTATTTTGTTCCAACTCAAAGTGTAGTCTGTCCTTGCATTGGTTGCTCACCTTTCGTAGCACCCTGTTCAAATGCTTGCGCTCCTGCTTGCATTACTTGCTGTTTCTCAGCATCACTTCGTATCAGACTTGCAGGAACTCCTGCTTTATCAGCAACCCAAGATGCGAACTCTTCAGTCTTCAGACCAATACGCGCTTCATCTGGACCTGCTGTTGTTAATACAAACTGTACAGCTTGTTGAACATTAAGTATATCTTCAGCGTCCTGCTGTCTTGCTAGTGGTGACATAAATTTAATATCAATGTCTCTACCATCTAACTGAAGAGGCTGTATAAGCCCTCTACGAGTCAAAATAGCAACAACACGCTTTATAATAGGGATTAACACTTCAGTTTGCAAGCGTCCAAACGCAGAACCAATACGTTTTGCTAGTTCACGCGACTCAATAGCCACCTCTGTAGCTGATCTAACTGCACCTGTTGGATCGCGCAGATCGTTAAATAAAGCCTTTTTAATGTTCATTTGTAGATCATTAATAACAAACTGCGACAACTGCAAGTTAGCACCAGTGTCTAATCGTCTCAACGATGGGTTAGCTGAGTTATTGGAACCAACTGGAATAACAACTCCCGGACTTATACTGATATTGTAGGGGTTAGTCACGCCATCATCAGTAGCAGTGTACATACCTGCAAGGTCGATTGCCGCCTTTTGTAGCGTAAACTCTTTAGCTTTGTTTAGTGACTTAACATCAGGCAGTGCTTGTAAAGCAGGACCACGACCACGAATCTCACCTGCTACCTTAGAGTAACGACCTGTTACCCACGGTGATGACTTACCATAATCTTCAGTCCAACTTAATGTATCTTCTTTTCCTACCCACAGACAACCGTAATAAGTTTTAGATTTCGGCAAATAAACAACACCTTCATAGGCTTTGACCATAGTGTCAGGCTTGTCTTTGATTACTTTAGCCATTGATGGAGATGCTTTAAATCCTTTCCACTTGCGGGGCAGGTCTTTTGCTTTTACCTCAAATCTGCGCCAGTGTGTTTCTACATTTCCTTGTGGACCTTCCTCAAACGCAATACCTTTCTGTGGGATAGCATTGAAGACAATAGGCATATCATCATCTTCGTCTTCGTCAATACGAAGTGTGCCTGTACCTATAAGTAGATCAAGGGCATGCTCGTAAAACTGTGTGGCAAAGTTAGAACGGTTAATGTAGTCAAAAACTTCTTCTGCCTGCTCTTCAAGGTTGCGTCTAATGTCTTCTTCTGAAACGTCAAACTGACCTGTCTGAAGTAGTTTCATTATGCGAAGTGATGGCTCAAAAGTAGCCCAACGCGACCAGATAGGGGCTACGTTTTCTTGTAGCTTACTTGCACCCTGTTGGATAGCCTCAAGAGCAGTAGAGTCAAAGATTTTATCCATCTTCTTCTGACCCGCTACCACAGTTTCAAACAGGTTACGGTTAGGCAGAAAGTATTCATACGCATCATCTAGCTGATCATGCCAGTGAGTAGAGCGTTTAAATGCGTTTGCTTCGCGTTTTTTTAGGTCTTGGATAGTGCCAAGTTCAGATGGTAATTTCATAAACTTCTACCTGTTCTTCTGGCTATCATTTTGTCAAACGCGCTCATATTATTCAGGTCTCTTTCCTCGCTAGATATAGCTTTACTATGAACAACATCTTCTTGCTTGATGCCAGTGTCAGGCTTAATACCACCAAGTAATGACTTAACGCCTAACTTGCCGCGAGCCTGTGCTTTTAACATGCGCTCTGTTTTAGCACGTTCTCTACGCAATCCAAGTTGAGTTCTTTTTTCTAAAGCAATTTCTTCAGGTGTTGGTGGTGGTGGTTTAGCTGATCCGCCCATTGTTCTTCCTCATGTATTTGTACAGTTGATATGGTGTCCAGATAAAAGGCTTATTTATGCCTAATATCTGTTTCGTATGCCCTACACAAGTATTTAGCATGAATAAAAAGCGTTTACACTTTTTGGGCTTATAACCTAATAGAATATAGTTGTCCTCGATTATACCATTTTTTGCGTCAATCGTGAACAAGTCGTAATCATTTGTTGACTTACCGCAAACAATTAGCCTATCTATTGATGGTTTTACCACATAACAGTGCCTAATTCCTTTTTTTAAAAATGGACTCCACCAATTGGAAGAGTCATTTTTAAACACTACATACACCTCAGAAGACACTAAAGTTGACCTTTGCTTGGGTAGGTTTAGTAAACTTTCCAGTCCCACGCAGTGCAGAGCGACCTTCTCCTTCTCCTTGTAAAGCGTATTCAAGAGCTTCTACAGGGTGAGAGTATTCGTTCTTATCTGGTTCGTCAGTATAGTGTTCGCCAGACTTTTGTACTCTACGGTAGCAGAACCCACCTTGTAGACCTTTACGAATCATAGAGGCTTTTGGTAAGACAATGAATCTAGGCTTGCCATCCATACACATTTCTTTCATGGGTACTTCTAGTGCGGCTCTACGTTTTAGTGGGTCATTTGTGGGAGTAGGTTGACAAGGAATACCTGCGGCTCGCATTATCTGAAACGGTGTGTCACTATTTGATTGGTTTTTGTTGTTGCCAGAAGGATCACCCCACCCTGTGAATTTGTGGTCAGGGTATTGATCTTCAATGTATCTTTTAAGTGTAGGTGCAAAATCAACAGCACCAGAGTCGGTAAGAACCATTTCATCGAAACATATCCATCTTCCTACGGAAGTTCGTTGTAAAAACGCACACGCAGGTGTACGACCAAAGTCAAAGCCTAAGACAATAGGGTAGTCGAAGGATGGCTTAAACTCATCCATGTGTTGGCAATGGACGCTATCAGTGTACATAGGATGCACTGGCTTACCGTTCGATACAAATCCATATTCATTAGCTAAGTTCACCTTTATCCAGTCATTAGTCTTACCGTTTAGACCGCGCTTGTAGTAGCCGTCTGGTAGGTTCTTCAGGTTTTCAGCGTTAGGGTTTATTACCCAGTCTTCACCTTCTTTAATAACTCCACCCGCCTGCCTAAAAAATGACCAATCTTCAGGGCGTTCAATCTCAGCAAGTTTAAAATACCAATGGTCTTCATCAGGGGCGTTAGAATCTCCTAACATTCCATGATGCGTAGGACGCACACCTTCTTTGGGTGAGGGGTAACGACCATGACGTAGGTCTAACATATCTAAAACGGCTTTAGAATGCTCTTTAGTCTCGTTCAACCATACCCAAGTAGTCTGGATACCCCTTGCTTTTTTAACGTGTTCAGGGCGGTCAAAAGCGATAAATACGACATCACACTCAACCTCTGTACCGTCTTCTAGGTTGAATCTCATGAAGTGTGTAGGGGGTTCTTTGTTGCCTTGTTTAAAGTCACCCAACTCCCCATGTATCTCTAGCCAGTCCTTAATGGTGGTAGAGAACAGTTCAGAATAGGTGTTACGAGCGGCAATAACACGAGATAGACGTTTATTGTAGTTTTTGTGTTCAGGGTCAGAGACAGGCTCTTGTTCACAGATAAGGTCTAACAGTTTTAAAATACATTGTACTGTTTTCCCAGAACCCAACGGTCCCATGATGAAGGAGTTACGTGCGCGACAATCAGAAAAGTCTTGGAGAACTTGTCCCTGTGGGCATAGATCGTATTGTATTTGGCTCATTTTTTCTTACCAAATATCTTGTCCCAGTTTTCTTGATATTTCTTCCTAGACTCATTTGTCTCGGTTCTACGCTTACTACCCTTACCACCATTTGATTCAGGGAAGTGCCTATCCCTAGTGGCTTTATCTAACTTATTCAAGTGACTCATAATCTTCCTCATCAACAAAGTCTGTTGCCATCTTATCATATACAATGTCTAAGATTTCACGCATCAACATTTCATCTTTGTCTATTAAAGCATTAGCGAAGTTATGAATCAACTCTAACACAGTGTCACTTACATATTCATCCGTCTCAATCGTCACCATAAATGCCTTCCAAAGTATCTCTCATTATTATATGTTTACAAAGGTCAATATAGAATACCGTTTTTTCATCGATTAGAGAGCTTGCAACCTCAACCTGACCCTCTTCTATAGTAATCATAATTAAATCGCCTGTAAAGCCATCTGAGGGCGTTTTAGGGTCTTTCATGTTGGGGCGGATAGGGGTGACTTTCATATAGCTCCAATTTTTTTTTGAGCGATGCATATATATACATACACGACGCGCCTTCGGGAGGGGGGGTGCTATTCCTCACCATCATTATTATTATCGTCTTGCAAACCGTCGAATCGTTTTCTCTGGAGCGAGACTGTTACACCTGCATCGCCTGACATCTCAACTGCTTTTAATGTTGGCTGAATATACTTACTCACCCGGTCGAATGCATCAACGCTAGCCTTATAGTCTGCTATATCGCCAGTTGATTCGGCTATCTCTTGTATCTTTAACGCTGATTCGATTGCATTGATAACAGGGTTAAACTCGCCTTTATATTTGCGCTGTAAGTATTCATCGAGAACCCTGCGATATGGTTTATTGGTGCTACCAAGTGGTCGACCGCGTTT